AACAATACAACAGGTATTGCTAATCCAATTCTACCTATCGTTAAAAAGATAATAAAGAAGAAAGTTAAATGATACTCCTATCTTGGTTACCCGATTGGATATTTTATATTTCAGCATTTGCTGGAGTTATAGGAACAGTTCTAGTTATATCTTTCGGAGGATTGATACCCATACAATATAAGTTAGGAATACAAATAATATCTGTATTCTTATTGGCTATTGGTTTGTTCTTTATTGGTGCAATTTCTAATGAAGAACAATGGAAACTAAAAGTTAATGAGATGGAAGTAAAAGTAGCAAAACAAGAAGTTGCTGCTGCTGAAATAACAACTGAAATTATCACTAAATATGTAGACCGAGTTAAAATTGTTGAAGGAAAAACCCATGAGATTATTAAGAAAGTTCCGGTATACATCACTAAAGAATCTGATAATAAGTGTACTATTAATAATGGGTTTGTCAGCGTGTTCAACAGTAGTGCCAGTCAAACCGAAGTTCCCAACACCGCCAGAGATGTTAATGAGGAAGCCTCCAATGTTAAACTCTCTACCGTTGCAACAACAATTACCGAAAATCACGGAACCTATTATCAAGTAGCTGAACAGTTAAAATCTCTACAAGATTGGATTACACAACAAAAGGATTTAGATGATGGAAAATAATGTACTTGTTGAGGTAGCAGTCCTTCAAGCGGTAGTTTATAAAATAGATAACACTGTAGCAGAAATAGCAAAATCATCAACAGATATTATTAGACTTTTAGCTGTTCATGACTCTAGGATTAATAACTTGGAACTAGGAAGTAAAGAGACAATTACCGATGTAAGGGATCTGTATAAGAAGATGAGTGAAAATACAAAGGAAATCTTGGAAAAGATAGATGATATGGAGGGTCGTATAGAAGATAAACTCAAGGAACATACCGATAAATCTTCTGTTCAACATAAAGTTATTTCTGATAGATTAACTGTTCTTGAAAACTGGAGATGGTTGATAGTAGGTGGTGCAATTGCTTTAGGGTTCTTATTAGACCATTTAGAGTTCTTTAAGTAAACTACTTGATCTACTTAACCCCACCACAGATAAAGTATAACATCATTTAGAGTAAAAGTAAAGACTTTGATATAATTTATAGGACAAAATGCTGTTTTTATAACGTATTGTTTTTCTTATAGATTATAAAATAAGTGATTCTATTAACTAAAGTAGTATAATGTTATACTTTCACTATTTTTACCGAAAAATAGGCTTATAACATATTGAATTTAAAGATAATAAAAATACAAAATTTCATTAAAATATAAAACTTTACAAAAATCAATTCCTATAATATAATAGTTAAATATTATAGGAGTAGTACATGAGTATTTCGTTTTATGTAGATGTAAAGTTCGCCAGCATGATTTCTACTAGAGTTAGAAATTTCAAAAGACAGAATGATAGGACATGGAACTTCAGCTGCCCTTATTGTAATGATTCATCAAAGGTCAAAACAAAAGCAAGGGGTTACATCTATTCCAAAAAGGGCACTCTCCTTTATAGATGTCATAATTGCAATATCGGAACCACGTTCGCTAAACTTCTAGAACATCTTGACCACAATCTGTATTCAGAATATATCCTCGAGAAATACAAATCTAATTGTAATCATAACCACACCCCAGTATTTGTATTCCCAGATTCAACACCAAAGTTTTCTATCCCAACAAAAACTTCTCCATTAGATGAACTATATAAAATATCAGATTTGAAAGAATCTCATCCTGCCGTACTCTATGTGAAGAATAGAAAGATTCCTAAAGAACGTTGGAATCTATTATACTTCTGTCCTAAGTATAAACAATGGGTGAAAACTCATTACAAATCGGATATGAATACCAATGATGATATACCTAGATTGGTTATTCCTCATTTCAATCAAGATGGTGAACTTACAGGATGGGCAGGTAGAGCATTCGGTAATGAAATGCTTAGATACCATAATGTTAAGTTAGGTGAAGAACAACTCCTTTATGGATTGGAACGAGTAGATGTTACCAAGACTATCTATGTTACAGAAGGACAATTAGATTCTTTGTTTATACATAACTGTATAGCAGCCTCAGGAGTATCTGCCTTTGACTCTGAGTTTATGCAGGAACACAAAGAACGAATAGTGTTGATAGTGGACAATGAACCACGAAACATTGCTATAGTTAAAAGTGTAGACAAATATATTAAGAAATGTTATAATATTTGTTTATTTCCAGAAACTATACTTGAGAAAGACATCAATGAGTTAGCACAATCAGGTTATACCAAGAATGAAATCGAAAAACTTATTGTAGACAATACTGCATCTGGTATTGCCGCAATTTTACTGCTTACACAATGGAGAAAAATATGACGCAACAAATTGATTTATATAGGTATTCTGATTTTGTAGAAGAAGTAACTTCTAGAGAATCTAATGAACACGATGCTTTTATTGAGAGGGTAAACTTTTTAAAAGGTGAAGGATGTAATATCTCATTACTAATGACTGCTGCTTTTGGATTATCTGCTGAATCTGGAGAGTTTACGGAAGTTGTAAAGAAAATTGTGTTCCAAGGTAAACCGTTTAATGATGATAACCATTTTCATATGTATCGTGAACTAGGTGACATCTGCTGGTATCTAATCAATGCCTGTAGAGCACTAGGTGTAGATCCAAATGAAATGTTTGCTGAGAATGTTAGAAAACTTGAGGCAAGATATCCAGGCGGTAAGTTTGATGCTTATAGTTCTGAGAACAGAGTTGCTTCAGATATCTAATATATAGTTTATAACAAACAAAAAGGATTTATTATGGCAATTAGATTATTGCAACCAAAGAGTGAATATATCGTTGACTATCCAGTAGCAATAGAATTCGCAAAGCAACAAGCAGAAATTATCTGGTTTCCTGACGAGATCGAGGTAGAAAAAGACCTTCACGATTTAAAAACAAACTGTACCGAGGCAGAATATCACGGAGTTATTTCAACTCTAAAATTGTTTACATTGTATGAATTGAATGTTGGTAATGATTACTGGCAAAACTATATCTCAAAGGTGTTTCCTAGACCAGATATCCAAAGAATGGCAACAACATTTTCTTTTATGGAACTAGGGGTTCATGCTCCATTCTACAACAAAATTAATGAAGTGCTAGGTTTAGATAATGAGGAATTTTATAATTCTTATAAAGAAGATGAGGTATTATCTAACAGGATGGCTTGGATTGGAAAGAGAACTGAGAAACGTGATACTGTCTATGATATTTTAAAATCAGTTGGTATCTTTAGTATGATTGAGGGTGCAATTCTGTATTCAAGTTTTGCCTTTCTTAAACATTTTAATTCTGCCGGGAAAAACAAACTCATAAATGTTAATGCAGGAATCAACTTCTCTGCTATAGATGAAACTCTTCATAGCCAAGCAGGTGCTTGGTTGTTTAGAACTTTATTACAAGAAGCAACTGCTGATGGACAAGTAACTAATATATTCCTTAAGGAATTGACTAATGAATTAGTAGATACCGCAATGGTAATACTAGAACACGAATCTGTTATAATAGATAAGATATTTGAAAAAGGTCATATCAAGGGTATTACAGAAAATCAGTTGAAGCATTTTGTGGAATCTAGATTAGATATTTGTCTTGAAAATTTAGGATTCAGAGGTGGATTCAAACCAACATACAATCCAATTAAGTCTTGGTTCTATAAGGATCTAGAAAGTTCTACTTTGCACGATTTCTTTAGTTCTCAAGGCTCAGATTACAATAGATCATGGTCAGAAGGAAAGTTTACATGGTAGAGCTGTCAATATACGATGAGTTAGGAGAAGAACGTAAGAAACTCCAAGAAGAAGATAAACTTCCTACTTGGGTCACAACTGCGGCATATCAAATGCTAAAGGAAAATTATCTATCAAAAGATTACCCCAATTTAAAATCTGTTTATACTAGAGTAGCAAGACATGCATCACAATATACCAATGATTCTTTATATTGGGAAACTAAGTTCTTCGAATTGTTTTGGAAAGGTTATCTAGCAGCATCCACTCCAGTTCTTTCTAATATGGGAACAGGAGTTGGTTGTCCAGTAAGTTGTTCTGGTGGATTTATAAAAGATTCAGTCTATTCATTCTATGGTTCGCAACAAGAAGCAGCAGTATTATCCAAGAATGGATTTGGAACTTCAGGTTATTTAGGTTCAATCAGACCTAGAGGTGCAAAGATTGCAGGTATGAAAGGTTCTGCTTCTGGTGTTCTGCCAGTATTCAAGGACTTTGTTCAAATGTCAAGAGATATTTCTCAAGGTAGTCAAAGACGTGGTGCTTGGGCTGGTTACATAGAAATTGATCACGGAGACTTCTTTGAACTTATAAATTACATTAATAAGAATCCTGATGATGCTAATATCGGTTGGAACATAACTGATAAGTTCATAGCAAGATTGGAAGCTGGTGATAAAGATGCTCTTGATAGATATCAGAAAGCATTAAAATTGAAGATGATTACTGGAAAAGGTTACTTTAATTTCATTGACAAAGTGAATCGTCAAAATCCTCAGATGTATAAGGATAAGAATTTAACAGTAAAGGCTTCAAACCTTTGTTCTGAGATCCAACTTTTTTCTGATGAAGACCATACCTTTTCTTGTGTATTATCTTCTATGAATGCTAGTCTTTATGATAAATGGAAAGACACTGATGCAGTATTTGTTGCAACAGTATTTCTAGATTGTGTGAATCAAGATCTAATTGAGATTGGCACAAAAACACAAGGAATGGAAAAGGTAGTTCGTTTTGCTAAGAAAAGTAGAGCACTTGGTTTAGGTATGTTAGGATTCCATACTTACCTTCAGGATCATATGATTGCATTTGAATCAATGGATGCTTATTACAAAAATACCGAAATCTTCAAACATCTTCACGATGAAACTTTAAGAGCAAGTCAATGGATGGCAAAAGAATGGGGTGAGCCATTCTGGTGTAAAGGTTATGGTGTAAGAAATACACATAGAATTGCTATTGCACCTAATCTAAGTTCAGCATTGATATGTGGTTCTGTTAGTCAAGGCATTGAACCAATCTATAAGAATGCTTATGTGCAGAATACTGCTGCTGGAAAGGTTGACAGAGTTAATCCTTCCTTATTATTGATAATGAAAGAGAAGAATATATACTCTGAAGAAACTGTGAAAGATATTATTTCTAATAACGGATCTGTTCAGCATGTAGATTGGTTGAACGATGAAGAAAAGGCAGTATTTAAAACTGCCTTTGAGATAGATCAAAAACAGATTATTAGATTGGCATCCGCTAGACAAAGATATATAGATCAGGCACAATCGATTAATCTATTCTTTTCTGCTGATGAAGATGAATCCTACATTAGTGAGGTTCATAAAATGGCATTCCTAGATCCATATATTAAAAGTCTTTATTATATTAGATCAGAATCTGGAGTTCAAGTTAATAAAGGCGAATGCATTGCATGTCACGGATAAGGAAAAATATGAAAAATTTATTAATGTTATTATTGTTATCAACTTCAGTATCTGCTGAAACTTATGATTATCCAATTACAAGAGTTATTGATGGTGATACAGTAGAGTTTAAAGCACCATTTCTACCAGCACCTTTGAAGCCTGTATTATCAATTCGTGTATTAGGTGTAGATACTCCTGAAAAAGGGCATAGGGCATTGTGTCCAGAAGAAGCAGCATTAGGTGAAGCAGCATCGAAGTTCACTAAACAAATGGTTGCTGATAGCAAAAAACAACAAGTTTCATTAGTGAAGTGGGATAAGTATGGTGGGCGAGTGTTAGGTGATGTATTACTTGATGGTAAAAGTTTATCAGAGGAATTGGTCAAAAAGGGATATGCAAGACCTTACTTTGGCGATAAAAAGGCATCTTGGTGCGATAAAAAATAATAAGGAAGGAAAATGATTAAAAAACTATTTAACTGTGATATTTGTGATGCCCAAGGGATGATTTCAGTAAGTTCTTCTGATGTATCTGTTGAAGAAATATGTCATTGCCCAGTATGTGGTTCTCCTCTATTATCAGATGATGAATTCGAAGACGAAGAATGAGCTGGATATTTGAGGGAGTTGAGGTAACTGAACTTCCAGAATGTGTAGGATTTGTTTATTTGATAATAAATACCAAAAGCAGTAGAAGTTATATTGGAAAGAAGTTAAGTCATTTTTCTAAAACATCTATCAAAACTGTTACTTTGAAGTCTGGTATCAAAAAGAAGAAAAAAGTTAAAACACAAGTTGAATCGGATTGGAGGACTTATTGGAGTTCTTCAGTCGAACTCCAAAATGATGTAAAAGAGTTAGGTGAAGAAAACTTCACTCGTGAAATACTCTTTTATTGTCAATCAAAAGGAAATCTGTCGTACATAGAATTAAGGGAACAAATCCTTAACAAGGTATTAGAAGATTCCACTCTCTGGTATAATGGAATTATCCAAGCAAAAATTCATAGGTCTCATGTAAAGTTATAAAATGCCTAAAGACGCACTATCCAAACTCCTATTTCTTTGTGGTGTAGCCTTATCTACTATTGCTGTTATTATAGCAATAAAGGGGATGATGGCTATCTTTCCCACATCTGAAATAATCATACCGACAATGATTGGTATTCTAGAAGTTACCAAATTGGTACTAGCAGTCTGGGTACATAGTAATTGGACATCTATCTCATTTATGATTAAAGGTTATATGTCAATGGCATTGGTAGTTCTAATGTTAATGACTTCTCTTTCAATCTTTGGATTCTTATCTAAAACACATTTAGACCAAAATGTTCCTGCTGGTGATATTGTAGCAAAGTTATCAATGATTGATGATAGAATTCAAATAGAAACGGATGCAGTTTCCTATAACAGGAAACTTCTATCTCAAATGGATAATTCTGTAGAACAATTGGTATCTAGATCTGAGGATACCAAATCTATAGATAAGTCTATCAAGGTTAGGAAGTCTCAAACAAAAGAACGCACTCTATTACAAACCACTATTTTAGAATCACAGAAGAAGATAACTGTTCTTAATGAGGAAAGATCCCCTATTGCTGCCTCTGTTAGGAAGATTGATGCTGAAGTTGGACCTCTGAAGTATATTGCAGCCTTGATTTATGGCGATTCATTAGATGTATCTTTACTAGAAAAAGCAGTTAGGATAGTTATATTGATGATTGTTTTTGTATTTGATCCATTAGCAGTATTGATTCTTATATCTGTTACTGGTAATCATAAGAATATAATTAAACTTATGGATAAAATAGAAGAGAACAAAGAAGACACACATACTTCTTATGAGATATACCTAGAAGATGATGTCGATGTTAATGATAATATAACGGTAGATTTAATAAAAAAGGTTGACATCTAATTTATATATTGTATAATAACATATAAATTGAGTAAACCAAGTGAGAAAATATATGATGTCAAAATGTAAATTAGTGAAACAGGACTTGCCAAGTTATTGGGATTATATGGCAAAGGACGATAGAAAGTGGTCGATCTACATCGGCGACAAGTTCCAAGACTTATTCGACAAGTATCCTACAAAGAAAGAAGCACTTGCCGACGCCAAAAAATACGAATTCAAAATAATTTAAACAAGTGAGAATATGATGAGACTACCAAAATCCAAAGTAAGTACCGCAAAACAACCCACTATCGATCAAGTATCAAATGCACTCAACATTGTTACTTTCTATGTGTTAAAGCTAAAGAAGAAAACATTTACAGACGATTCAGTTGCTTGTGAAGTCCAACGATTAGAACGATGTATTGAAGAATACTATGTTAAAGAAAAACACGATATGCAATTCCTCGAGTTTGCTTCTAACTTCCTAATAAAAAACTACAAAGAACTTGTATTCGGAACACAGTTCAATGGTGATTACTTAGGTAGCGTTCAAGATGTGACTAAGGAAACTATTGATCCAACAGAATATTCGGTGATATTATGAATGAAAGAGAACGTGAAATCCTTTTGATTCTTCAAGAGGAATCAGCTGAAGTGATACAAGCAGTATCTAAGGTGTTCAGATTTGGTTGGGATTCTGAATGGGATGGTCAAACTAACAGAGAACATCTTACTGAAGAAGTCGGTGACTATTTAGCAATGGTTCAGATAATGATTGATACAGGTATGATATATCAAACTGAGGTGACAAACGCAAAACATAAAAAAATTGAAAAGTTAAAGAAATGGTCAAATATTTTTAAATAAATTAGGAATTATAATGAGTTATTTAAATATCAACACATACAAAGGTGATGGATTTAATAAAGTT